GGTAAAACTGGTGTTGGCACTTCAGGAGAGTATCTCCCCTCAGTCGTTGACAGACAAGTTGGACTTGGAATGCTCGGACTCGCCAATCTCCTACGGAGGTACGGCGTAACCTACGAGCAGTTCGGCACGGCCCTGGAGCAGTACATCGAAGGTAAGACTGTCAAGAGTCCTGCTTACAAGCTCGTCTATGCAATTGATGAAGGCATCAACAAAGCTGCCTACATTGCACGACAGAACAACATGGTGCGTGCCTTTGCTATCGCACCTACTGCTAGCTGCAGTTACAGGAGTAAAGATCTTGATGGGTACACCTGTACACCAGAGATCGCACCACCTATCAACCGAACAGTTGACCGTGACAGCGGTACGTTCGGTGTACAAACATATGAATATGGCGATGTAGAAATCGCTAGTGAAGTCGGTTGGGACAGTTACAAGCGTGTTGCAGATGGCATCATGACTTTGCTCAACCGCACAGGACTTCTTCACGGGTATAGCTTCAACAGTTGGAGTGATGTTGTTACTTACGACAACGCCTTTATCGAAGAGTGGCTCAGGTCTCCTCAAACATCTCTCTACTACAGCCTTCAGGTTATGGGAGACACACAAGATAAGTCGGATGCTTATGCTGCGTTAGATACAGAAGAAGTTGAGGATTATCTTGCGTCACTTTTAAATGAACCCGCATGTGATTGCCAAGAATGAACCCTTATGAAAAATTACTAGCGCGTAAGCGCAAGTGGACACCAGTCCAAACAGAAGCTGGCCCAGTGTACGAAGGTGCTGAAGAAACAATTTTTAGAGCCTTGGCACTGCGCCACATGGAACTACCCGTTGGAGATTTTATTACTGATGCTTTGGCCACTGAAGTACCGCCGCTCGCCAGAGAGCTACTCATCTCAAATGTACGGGATGAAGAGAACCACGACGTGGCACTCGGTTACATCGCCAATGCTTATGGCGTTGACGTACAAGCTGAAAAAGAAGCCTTGGCGTTACAACAGGCTTGGATTGCGCATCCTGATCACACGATCACCAAAGCGATGGTTGCCGAACGTGCGATTTTCTTTGTATTACTCCCGTTCTTTAGAGCTGTTGGTGACAGTGGTATGCGAACAGTCTCTGCGGATATCAGCCGAGACGAACAGATCCATGTCGCATGTAATTCCTTAGTCTGCAAAGAAATGGGATTGGATATATCTCCAAGCCTGGATAAGCTACGTAAGGCTACTATCAATTGGGTTATGCAACCACTTGCATACAACAATCCCGATAGAAAATTGTCAAAAAAATTTTGGCTGAATCAAAGCGACAACCTTATGTATCAGGGTAAAGCCCCTGAACTTTCATTCACCAAGGCAGCACGTATGCCTGCATTCTTTGAGCACAGTAATGTCAACCTACCTCAGTACGCTTGAAACCGTAGGCATGCAAGCCCGTGGTTTATTACAAGTCTTAGAAGAAAACTATCCACCAATAAACCCAAGTCCATCTGACCCATACGAATACGTCATGTATCGTGCGGGGCAACGTAGTGTTGTGGAATGGATTAAACAATACATGGAAGATAACAATGTCTGACTTTATCAAAAGGTATGGTGGCAACACAGACACCATGAAGCACTCAGGTCTAAATGCAGTAAACAAAGCATTGGCTGCGGGACTTACAGTAAATCAAATTAGAGATCAATCAAGCAAAGAGGGTATTAGCTTCGGCTACAGAGCACAGGATTTTCTAAACGCACGATCACCTAATTTGTTTATTTCCCAATACGGTGGAAATGAAGAAACGATGGCTCACTCAGGCATGAATGCTGTGACTGCAGCCATGGCTGGTGGTCTGACTCCTGCACAAATTGATCAAAGAGCTAAATCAGAAGGTGTTCAGTTTGGTTATCGCGCAAGGGACTTCCTTGACCTGAGTGCCAAACAGGTACAAGAAGCTGAGAGGCAGAAAGCAGCAGCAGCAGCACAGAAAGCAGCAGTTGAAGAGCAGAAACGTCAAGCTGAGGCGATGCAAAAGAGGTTCGACACGCAGATGTTGAACATGCAAAATCAAATGAGAACACAACAAGAATCATATTTGGAAAACATGGCACAGATGACTAACACAATGAATGCCAATATGAATCCAAACACAAGAGAAAGTGTACTCGGAGTGAAAGGTGCAGGAAGTGATAGTTCAAATACAGCTAAACTTAATCGTCAAGGAATGAAAGGTTCCTTTGCACGAACAGGATTGAGAATTAAGTCCCTTAACATTTAAATAAATGTCAGCAAGAACAAGGTATGACTATTTAGCAAGCGACCGTTCCCAATTCCTAGAGGAAGCACGTCAAGCATCAGAGCTTACTCTTCCATACTTAGTCCGTGGACATGAAGAACACATGTCAGGTATGAAACAGCTGAAGACTCCGTACCAATCGGTAGGAGCCAAAGGTGCTGTGACATTAGCAAGTAAATTAATGCTTGCATTGCTACCTGTACAAACTAGTTTCTTCAAACTACAATTAGACGAAAGTCAAATCGGTGAGGAGTTTCCTCCAGAGATGAAGTCTGAGCTTGATCTATCTTTTGCAAAGGTAGAGCGAATCATTCTCGAATCTATCTCTGCATCTGATGACCGAGTAGCAGTACACCAAGCACTACTTCATCTTGTAGTTGCTGGTAATGCACTTGTCTATATGAGTAAGCATGGGTTGAAAGTATATCCTCTGAATCGATACGTGGTCGAAAGGGATGGCAATGGTCAAGTGATTGAAATAGTCACAAAGGAACGTATTGCAAAACAACTCATCGAAAATCAATTGCCAAAGGAGGTTCTAGATAACGCTCCAGTAGGTGATGAGAATTCATATGATGATGATGTTGATGTTTATACGCACATCAAACGTGACAACAACAGATTCGTCTGGCACCAAGAGGTGCATGACACAGTACTAAAAGATTCAAAAGGTAAAGCGCCGATAGATATTAATCCGTGGATTCCACTGCGGTTCAATACTGTCGATGGTGAAGGTTACGGTAGAGGCAGAGTAGGCCAGTTCATTGGAGATCTGAAGTCATTAGAAGGACTCTCTCAGGCACTGGTAGAAGGCTCTGCAGCAGCCGCAAAGGTTGTGTTTACTGTATCCCCTTCAAGTACAACCAAACCATCCACACTGGCGCAAGCAGGTAACGGAGCAATCATTCAGGGTAGACCTGATGACATCGGAGTTATCCAAGTAGGAAAGACGGCTGACTTTAGAACTGCTTATGAAATGGCAGGCACACTAGAGCGCCGCCTAAGTGAAGCGTTCCTTGTCTTAAACATTAGACAGTCGGAGCGCACCACAGCAGAGGAAGTGCGGATGACACAGATGGAACTAGAGTCACAGCTTGGTGGGTTATTCTCACTACTGACTGTTGATTTCCTCGTTCCATATCTCAACAGGAAACTTGCTGATTCACAAAGAAAGGGAGAGATCCCCAAGATTCCTAAGAACATTGTCAAACCAACTATCGTTGCAGGTATCAATGCATTGGGACGTGGACAGGATAGGGAAAGCCTTGGGCAGTTCCTAACCATCCTGGCTCAAACACTTGGACCTGAGGCTATCAACACCTTCATCAATACTGATGAGGTGATCAAACGACTTGCTGCTGCACAAGGTATTGACGTACTGAATCTTGTACGTTCGATGCAAGAAGTACAGCAAGAGGCTGCAGCTGCACAGCAACAGCAGATGGCTATGCAACAGCAACAGCTTGAGATTGAAGCAATGAAGACACCGGCTATGGATCCATCTAAGAATGGTGAGGTAGCAATGATGGAACAACAAGCACAACAACCACCAGTTCAATAAACTTATATGGCAGAAGTAATGTCAATGATCTCTGATGAGAATCAGGGAGAACTAACTGCAGATGAACAAGAGTCTCTAGCTATTGGCGAAGAGATGCAGGAGGCGCAAGATAAAAGACTTGCAGGTAAATATAAAAATGCAGAAGAACTAGAAACTGCATATCTAGAACTTCAAAAGAAGTTGGGTAGTTCAGATAGGGAAGAGACTACAGAGGAAACAACAGAAGAGGTAGAGGAAAGTCCTCCAGACTCTTCTTTGTTCGATCGCCTCTGGGAAGAATCCAGTGGTGAATTCTCTGAAGATACTCTGAAGGAACTTTCCTCAACCAAGCCAGAAGATCTGGCAAAAATGTATTTGGATTACCGTAGTCAGAACACGAAAGTAATCAATGAAGAAACTGCAAAACAACTAGTCAATTCTGTTGGTGGTGAAAAGACCTACACAGATATGATGAAGTGGGCAGCACAAAATCTAAATGAATCAGAGATTTCTATGTACGACTCAGTCATGGAATCTGGTGATCCAAATGCTGCCTTCTTTGCAATGCAGGCGATGTCGTACAAGTACAACGATAATGTCGGTGTTGATGGCAACCTTCTGCAAGGTAAAGCTTCAGGAGAAACAACCAAAGGATTCAAGAGTCAGGCAGAAGTGGTGGCAGCAATGCAAGATCCACGCTACGACCGTGACCCTGCCTATCGCCAAGAGGTGATGGCAAAGCTTGAAAAATCAAATGTTCAATTCTAATTAAACTTCCTTAAATTTATAATGAAAAAAATTATCGCAATTCTCTCAGCTACTGCATTGGGAGCACCCGCCATTGCTGGTACTTACGTCAACGTCGAAGCCAACTCTGGCTGGTCGGGTACTGACTATGGCGGTACTGTGATTGACAACCACGTAGGTTATGAAGGAGACAACTGGTACATCCAGGGTGGTCCTTCAATCGTATCTCCTGATGGTGGCGACAGCACTGTCGAACTGTCTGGTAAAGCAGGTGGTGGTGTCCCTCTGAGTGAGAACCTGTCTGCCTACGGTGAAGTGTCCTTCATCACTGGCGATGACAACAATGGCTATGGGACAAAACTCGGTGTGAAGTACAACTTCTGATGAACAACACACAAATCTGGCCCACTGAACCACGTATGTACACCCAAGAAGTAACTGTGACACACAACGAAAAAGCTGAAATGCTCAATGGACGCCTTGCCATGCTCGGTGTTATTGCAGCTATTGGATCTTATGTAACAACTGGACAACTAATCCCTGGAGTTTTCTAATGCCTGGAAAAGGATTGTACGCAAACATTCACGCTAAGCGCAAGCGTATTGCTAGTGGTAGTGGAGAGAAAATGAGGAAGCCTGGATCGAAAGGTGCTCCTACTGCTGCAAACTTTAAACGCTCAGCTAAGACTGCAAAAAAAGCTAAATAGATTTAACGGAGGGTGCAATTCCCTCCCTAGCTATGGAGAGCCAACTCCTAAAAATGGTCTTACTTACCGGCGACATAGACATGAACTTTTATTTTAATGACAACCTTTTCAACACTTACACAACGACGTAATTCTACCTGGGAAGACTTTTGCCAGTGGGTTACCTCTACAAATAATCGACTCTATGTAGGTTGGTTCGGGACACTGATGATCCCCTGCCTGCTTGCAGCAACTACTTGCTTCATCATTGCGTTCATCGCAGCACCCCCCGTTGATATTGACGGTATTCGTGAGCCTGTATCTGGCTCTCTTCTTTATGGAAACAACATCATCTCCGGCGCTGTCGTGCCTAGCAGCAACGCCATCGGTTTGCACCTGTACCCAGTGTGGGAAGCGGGTTCTCTTGACGAATGGCTTTATAACGGCGGACCGTACCAGCTCGTGGTGTTCCACTTTCTGCTCGGTATCTTCTCTTACATGGGACGAGAATGGGAACTTAGTTACCGACTGGGAATGAGGCCCTGGATCTTTGTTGCGTACTCTGCTCCGGTCGCTGCGGCGACTGCTGTCTTTCTTGTTTATCCCCTTGGACAAGGTAGCTTCTCTGACGGTATGCCTCTTGGCATTTCGGGAACCTTCAACTTCATGTTGGTATTCCAAGCTGAACACAATATTCTTATGCATCCTTTTCATATGCTTGGTGTTGCCGGCGTATTTGGTGGGAGTCTCTTCTCAGCTATGCATGGCAGTCTTGTCACGTCTTCTTTGGTTCGTGAAACCACTGAAGAAATTAGCCAGAACTATGGTTATAAGTTTGGACAAGAAGAGGAGACGTATAACATCGTGGCTGCGCATGGTTATTTTGGACGTTTGATTTTCCAATATGCTTCATTTAACAATAGCCGCTCACTCCACTTCTTCCTTGCCGCTTGGCCTGTCGTCGGCATTTGGTTTACAGCTCTGGGTGTCAGCACTATGGCTTTCAATCTTAATGGCTTTAATTTTAACCAGTCGGTGCAGGCATCTACAGGACAAGTAGTTAATACTTGGGCTGATGTATTGAACCGTGCAAACCTTGGCTTTGAAGTCATGCACGAAAGGAATGCTCATAACTTCCCACTTGATCTAGCTGCTGCTGAGACTACAAGTGTTGCACTGGTAGCTCCTTCAGTTGGATGATAATTGCTGTAGGCACATTGGTGACATTGTCTGTCGCCTCTTATATCTTTTGGGACCATAGACCTAGTTCACCTAGGCATAAAAAAGTCCGTTCATCTTCTTAATTATGGAATACGAGATTAGAGTTAATGATGCCTATGTTGATCTGATGCACAAGGCTGTTGAATTCTATTTAGATCAATGGCCTGGCGGTGATCCAGCTGAGCAACAAGCAATGCTGGTACTCAAAGGTCAACTAGACAAATTGAAACTGGAAGTCTTGTTCGACACAATGTAGAAGACGCATGCTACTAACAGTATGGAACGGGACTGTTAGATCTCTTCGGAGGTAAACATCATGGTACGTATCGCTCGTCGTTACGTGTATCGCGGTGTCGCATACACCAAGTGATTAGTTAAGGCTAACAGGGAGGTTCGAGTCCTCCCTCACTTATTGGCATTGGCCCTTACGAGGATACCCTTTGCCGTCTAGACGGTGGGATAGACCACAAAAAATTTTCCAAGATCTTGGAGTTGGTTATACATACTCTTACTCCTATAAATGGCACAACAAAATTCTACACTGACCACTGATCTAACTCAGATTGGTCAGGCTAATCTATCCGGTGATAAGCGAGCTTTGTATTTGAAGCTCTTCTCCGGAGAAATGTTCAAAGGCTTCCAGCATAACGCGATCGCTCGCGATTTGGTGATGAAGCGTACACTTAAGAACGGCAAGTCATTGCAGTTCATCTACACCGGTCGCACGAAAGCTGAGTACCATACTCCTGGAAATGCGATTCTCGGTAATGACGACGGTGCGCCGCCCGTGGCTGAGAAGACCATCACGGTTGACGATCTGCTGATCTCCAGCGCATTCGTATATGACCTTGATGAGACTCTTTCTCATTACGATCTTCGCTCAGAAATTAGCCGCAAAATCGGCTATGCCTTGGCGCAAAAATATGACCGCCTGATCTTCCGTGCAATTACTCGCGGTGCACGTGCTGCCTCACCTGTGAGTGCAACTAACTTCGTCGAGCCAGGTGGTACACAGATCCGTGTTGGTACTACTACCAATGCATCTGATGCCTACTCTTCATCCGCACTGGTTGAAGCGTTCTATGACGCTGCAGCTGCGATGGACGAAAAGGGAATCAGTAGCGACGGACGCTGCGGCGTTCTCAACCCACGCCAGTACTACGAACTGATCCAAGCTGTTGGTTCCAACGGTCTGGTGAACCGTGATGCTCAAGGTACTGCCCTGCAGGGTGGCCAAGGCGTCATTGAGATTGCTGGTATCCACATCTACAAGTCCATGAACATTCCGTTCTTCTCACAGTACGGAACTAAGTATGGAACTGGCTCTGCTACGAACCCCGGAGTAACCGATCCCGGTAACACTGGTACTTTCGTATCTGAAGCACTTGAAGATGCTGCTAAAGACGTTGCTGGCATCAACAACGAGTACGGTGAAGAAACCGAATTCGCTAACAGCTGTGGTCTTATCTTCCAGCGCGAAGCTGCTGGTTGTGTTGAGGCTATCGGTCCTCAGGTTCAAGTAACCAGTGGTGACGTATCCGTCATCTACCAAGGTGATGTGATCCTTGGCCGTTTGGCTATGGGCGCAGACTATCTGAACCCTGCTGCTGCAGTTGAACTGTTTGCTGGCACTGCCACCAAGCCTGCTGCATTCTGATTTTTATCAACCTATGGGGTCTCTTCGGAGGCCCTTTTTTTTAATTTTTTATTATGGCTTTTCCTACCACTAACTCGCAGCAAGAGCTGCCAGCTGTAAACCAAATCCTACAGTCATGTGGTCAAGCGCCTGTGACAACCCTAGATCAAACCAACCCGGACGTTGCGATTGCCTATCAGACTTTGCTAGAAGTCTCACGGGAAGTACAGGCGGAAGGATGGTCATTTAATAAGGAACCTCATTATGAAATGGTTCCAGATACAAACAAAGAAATCTTGATCCCCAATAACGTATTACAAATTGACGCTACACGTAACGCATCTAATATCGAATTAGATGTAGTACGTAGATCTGGCAAGCTATACGACAAAGTAAAACATTCATATGAATTCAATCAAAAACTTTCATGTGACATTGTTTGGCTATTTGATTGGGTAGACCTGCCAGTTCCTATTGCTGACTACATTACTTGCAAGGCTGCAAGCGTAACGTCTTCTCGTATTGTGGGTGACCCAGAACAATACGAAATTCTCGAAAGGAAGGCAGCAAATTCTAGAGCTATGGCTATGGAATATGAATGCAATCAAGGTGATTACACCATCTTCGGACATCCTGGCGACACAAATACATATAGAAGCTACCAACCGTACAACGCACTTAATCGATAAATGCCTGCAGTAACTCAACGGATACCTAACTATCTTGGTGGAGTATCTAAACAATCAGATGATAAAATGCTACCCGGTCAGGTCCGTGAGTGCTACAACGGATTTCCTGATGCGACATACGGACTAACAAAGAGACCAGGGTTTAAGCATATTGCAAACCTAGGAACAGGAACTACATACGACGATGCTAAGTGGTTCTTTATCAATAGAGACAATGACGAAATCTATGTAGGCTGCATCAAAGACGATGAGATTTTTGTTTGGAATGCTGTAAGTGGTGATGAATGTACCGTTACATACGGGGCAGGTGCTCAAGCATACCTAACAGGAAGTAGAACAAATTACAAACTACTGACAGTACAAGATACAACAATTGTAATCAACGATGCTGTAAGTATTGCTGCACAAGCCACACCTACAACGGTGGTAAATGGTATTGGAACTATTGTTCTTGAGCAGACAGCTGCTGAAATGAGATACTTTATTTCTATTCAGGATATAGAGTTTACTGTCACTGCAGATGCGACAAATTTCACCTTTGATGATGTGCTTACAGATGAAGCTGGAGCCAATATTAGAGACGCTCTGGTAGATGGTATTGCTGCTCAGCAAGCGGCGAACAATGCTGCCTTTAACGGTACTTGGACTGTAACTAGAAACGGTAATGACAGCCTAGATATCGAGAGGACAGTCAATGGTGATGCTACAGCCTTTAGCATTGAGGCTAGGGGTGGCGCTACGAATGGTGCAGTCCTTGCATTTCAGGATGAAGTAGCAAGTATAGGGATGCTGCCACTTGAATCCTTTGATGGTCGTGTTGTACAGATCGTAAATACCGTAGCAAATACAGATAACTACTTTGCTAGGTTTAATGCAGATGATGGTGTAAACGGTAGAGGATTCTGGGAAGAAACTCTTTCACCAAATGTTTCACCAGGCTTAGATGACTCTACAATGCCACATGAGTTAATTAACACTGCAACAGATACGTTCGTATTCCAACAGATAGAATATGACGACAGGTTGATTGGAGACGATACAACAAACAGTCACCCTAGTTTTGTTGGAGAAAAAATTACAGCGGGATTCTTTCATAACAACCGACTTGGATTTCTGTCCAAAGACAATGTAATCATGAGCAGGTCTGGGAAGTATTACAACTTCTACTTCGAGACTGCACAAACAACATTGGATTCAGATCCAATTGATATCAGCTGTTCATCTATTATTCCAACCTCCCTATATGCAGTGCTGCCTACAGCACAGGGTGTAATTCTATTTTCAGCTAGACAGCAATTTATTCTGTTTTCCGATAGCGGAGTACTAACACCGACGTTGGCAACGATCAGAGCTATCTCAAACTATGAGATGGACAACACTGTAGAACCTGTAGATGTTGGTACAAATATCAACTTCATCAGTAAGACACCCGGATACACAAGGGTGTTCAGTATGGTCACTAAAGGACAACAGCAGAACCCTCAAGTACTTGACCTATCGCGTGTTGTAAAGGAATGGATTTCACCTGATATTGATCATTTGGTATCTAGTCCACAAAACTCGATGATCGTTCTATCCAGTCAGTCAGAGAGAGAACTGTACATCTTTAGATATTACACAGATGGTGAAAAGAATCTGATGGAAGCTTGGGCTAGTTGGGTCATGCCTGGCACAACTCAGTTCACTACGATTGATTCTGATGATATGTATGCAGTCACCAAACAGGGTGATCAATTTGTTCTGCTACAGGCTGCACTAAGTCAAAGCCCTGAGCAAGCCATCATTGTCAACAACACAGGTGAAAAGGTCAATCCTTCAATTGACTTGTATGCAACAGCTTCTAGCGTTGTGTATGACTCAACTGAGAAGCAGTCAAAGTGCTACCTTCCATATAACGATGTGTCTGAACTTACTCCTGTTCTTATCATCAAAGGTGATACAAGTACTGGTACGTTTGTCGAGTCAGGCTTTACGGTTACACCAGAACGTGACAGTGATGGAACAGGTGATTATTTTATTGTAGACAATAAGGATCTAACTGACGTTGCGTCAGATGTAATTGTCGGTTTTAAATACAACTTCGACGTACATCTACCTAGAACTTACTATCGACCGGAGGAGAAAACTACAGACTTCACCGCAAACCTAACAATTGCACGGATGAGATTCTCTGTTGGATTGTCAGGTGCAATGAGCTTCAAACTACAGCAAGTGGGAAGATTCCCCTACGAACTGAATTTTACTGGTGATGGTTCCACAACTACTTATGCGTTTAACAAACGAGATTTAGATTACGTAGACAGGGATGATGTACTAGTGACTATCAATGGAGTCAATGAAACTGACTTTAGTTTCACTAACGACACAACGATTGAATTCACAACAGCACCTGAAGACGACGCGGAGATTAAGCTATTCATTAGAGAGTGGTTCAATATTGAACCTACAATCGAAGCTAATACGTATTTAGCCAATGATGTGCCTCTTGATAATGAAAATGTATTCACCATCCCTGTTCATCAACGGACAGAAAATTTCAAACTAAAGTTGTTTAACAACTCACCATTCCCAGTTGCTGTTAACGCAATGATGTGGGAAGGGAACTACACACCTAGATTTTATAGGAGGAAATAATGCCACTTGGCACTGTATTAGGCTGGGTCACAGGAGATACCGCTGGCAAAAGAAACAACGACAAGCGAAGAGCGGAAAATAAGGCATACGAAGATGCTAAGGATGCGTGGCGTGATATTGAGAGAGAAAGGATTGCTCAGTATGATTTTCAAAAAGAGAACTACGAAAATCAGAAAGCAGAAGCTGAGGAGTCTATACGTTTTCAAGAGACTGGATTACGCCAACAATATGAAAGCGCATTCGAGCAGCAAGAGTATGAATATCAGGTAGCTAATCAGGCCTATAATAAGTCCCTTGCACAGGTAACAGGTCAAAAGACCTTCAATGAAATGGCTGCTTCGGTAGCCAATCAGCAGCAAAGCAATAAACTGAAGGATGACCTTTTAGGGGTTATATTTGAAGAGACTCAAACATTTTTAGACTACAAGGCAAATAGCACTGGTCTAAGAATGAATAGGGATAATGCCTTAGTTCAAGCTGACTTTTCAGGTGCAAAAAATGTAGCAAAATTAGATTTTGATCTTGGTTCTTTAAATATTCAAAGAAACCAAAAAAGAAGTGAAAGTCTAATTGAATCACAGAAAGCGATTCTTGAAGGGATGAAGGCTGCCGGACAGCTAAGAGCTAGAGGTACGGCTGGTAGATCATCTGCAAAGAGTGTTCTAGGTGTACTAGCTGAATCAGGAGCTATGCAAGCAAACATTGCTAATGCATTGATGTATGCAGAGCAAGGTATGGATCTTAGTGTCGCTCAATTACAAGACATGTTCATCCTTGATCAGACGATGGTACTTGCTGCTAGAGATAAAGCAATGAATGATTTTGATTTTAATCAGGGAAAGCTTGATTTTAAAGATGAGTTAGATACCCAAAAAATTGCAGCAACTAGAGCCAGTATTAGAGATAGAGATGCTGTTGTTAGGAAGGAAATTGAAAATGCACGTTTGCAAGCAAATATGAATGCAGAAGCAGCATTACTTTTGAAACCTGAAAGACTACCTGAAATAGCTGATCCAAGGGAAGTGTATGCAGAATACGACAATCCAGAAACTGAGGATTACGTAGAACTATTCTTTAGAACTACACCACCAGAATTCCCAGAATACATACCAACAAGAAAGCCACAGAAATCTGATTTCAAGTATTCTCTTGGACGTGAGAATGAGGCAGCAGCAAATATTGGTGGAGCATTAGGTCTTGCTTCATTGGTAACAGGTGGTATTGGTGCAATGGGAGGGTCATTAGGAGCCTTCGGTGTAACTGCTAGTTCACAAGATTTACTTCGATTTAGTAACTGGTTAGGTGGCGGACGATCAATCTTCGGGAGCGGACGATAAATGGCACAATTTAGATCAAGCTCAAGAGAAGGTAGTTTTAAAGCTAATCAAACAACCGTACCTGACGAAGTACAAAAAATTCAAAAGGCAGGTGAAAGAAGACTGAGAGGGATGACTGAAGCTCAGGCTATGCTTGAGAAAAACCGACAAGTCTTTGAAAGAGCACAATCCATTAACCAAAGGCTTACGTCACAGGGTATTCAGGCAGCCACCAAGGTACGCAACCAAAGGTTAGATACAATTGAATCCAACGCTGAAAAAGCTTGGCGGGCTGAAGAAAGGCAGAATGAAATAAGGCGTAAAGAAAAAGAAGCTACCCTTAAACAACTTTCACAGTTTTCACAAACTGCTTTTAATATAGCAGCAGGCATTGTAAAACAAAACAAAGAAAATTTTGAAAAGAAGGTCAATCAACTAGCACTAGTAAATAGCTTTGATAGCGACACACTGAATTCCATTTCCCAGTTAGATAGGGAGATGACACAGGCTGAATATCAAAGAACAGACTTTGTTCAGGAATCGATAAAAGCTGGTAAAAATCAAGAGTGGGTTGACGCTACTTATAACCACCTACTGAAAGGTGGTGGCTATACAAACTACATTGAAGTGGCTTCGGTTTTAAAAAACCAAGGCATAAAACATAGTACTGCTTATCAAGAAGTTCTAGCAGATGCGACGTTAACACCTGAAGAAAAAGAACGTAAGATTAACCATATAGAAGCAGCAAATGTCGCCAGTCTTACGGTTAACGGCAAAACACCTAGTGCTGAAATTCTTGAGCAACATTATTTCCCTGCACTAAGACGAGCAAAAGCTAGTGCTCTAGGAGAACTTGCCAAGGAACGCAGAGATATTGTTGAATTTGAAAGTGAAAATCAAAGGATTCAACAGTACAAAGTTGCCATGCAGGGTGATGGTAGTGAGCTGGAATATCAGGCTGGATGGTCCTTATTTCAAACAAAACCGTCAAAAGAGAACAGAGTAGAGTTCACACAATTAGCTCTTGGCATGGGGGACCTGGAAGATAATATCAGACTTAAAGAAGCTAAGTTTGAAGGTCCGAATGGAACAATGGTTTCATTGATGGATTATCCAGAAACTAGGGATTTAATTAATAGAGCTATAAGAGACAAGAGGCTAGAAGCAAAACGAACTTATGATGAGAATGTTCAACTTGAGTATGCACAAAATGAGCTAAAAATTGAACAATTTGCTGATAGCTTAAGTAATGACGAAAACAGATTTACTGAGGCTGATTACAAACGTGTACAGCAATACGCTAGATCTGAGTTTGGACCTGGACATGACAGCCAAGTAGTCAAAAGCCTTGAAGGTTTCACTGTAACAGCACAAGCTGCTCCCCAAATGAGGGAAGCACTAGATGAATATATTGAATCTGGTTATGCCACATTAGGCGGCTTAGAAGCTTTTGGACAATTACCAGAACCCCTTAGAAATTATGCTGTTGACAGGATTAATAAACAAGTAAAAATCCAAAATTCAAGTGAGTACCAGGCAGCACTAGAAAATTTTGATAAGACCATAAAAGGTGCAATCAAAGCTTCTTCTGGAGAAGATTTTGTTCCAGGTGGTTATAACAGCCCTGATCTTCAATGGTACGCAGGTAAGTCACGTCAAAAGTTTCTTGAGAGATTAAAGAACTATAGTGCCACAACACCTGATATAAATAAAGCAATCGAATTGGCTCAAAACGATACTATTAGAGCTATTCAACAAGATCTTGATGCTCCAGGTGCTATTACTAAATCTGGTCAACTAGCAGCTTATCAGAAGTACTTGAAATCAACTCAGAATGATAGTAGAAAAGCAAGGAATATGGCTAGGTCAATCATACTTTTTAGTGGAAGTCCAGACTCAAAAACAAATGGTAAACCAGACGCTAAGAAGTGGGTAGATAAATTTTTTAACGGAGGAGAACAAATTATCGAAGCGACTGAAGTATATCAACGTACAGGATCAACAACATTTTTTGAAGAGCTAGGAAGACAAATACAGTTTGAAGAAGCAAAAGCACCTTGGGAAGTGCAGGCATGGTTCGCTGAAGCAGTCGATGGATTGGAACCAATTGAACCGCCGACTACTTGGGAAGCAATTAAAGAGGATGTTACTAGAGAACAAAGACGTATTTTGTTTGGACCTGAGTCGGCTACACAGGAAAAAGTAAGAGTATTGCGTGAGGTTGCTAGAGACAGAACAATCCCTGTAAGACCTGCTTATCAAGTAGGGGAATCTAGGCCAATCAGTACTTTTGCTAATCAAGCAAGAGGCCAGGTTACGTTTGACACTGGTCAACCAGGCATCGATGTATTTTTTGAAGATAAGAAATTTCCAGCAGTTCTTCCTGGAATAGTAAAGGAAGTAAGTTCTCAATATAATGCTGATGGATCTGGCTATGGCAATTTCATTGTCATCGAATCAATTGATCCTGAAACTAATGAACCGGTTGATGTTCTGTATGGTCACTTAGCCGATACTGCTCAATTTAAACAGGGAGATAGTATTTCTGAAGGACAGATAATTGGAGAGCAAGGCGGAACAGGAAGTGTACAAAGTGTTGACGGTACAATTGCTTCGATAGATTTCCTTGCACCTGCTGCTCCAGGCAGTGGTTCTATGAAACCATATACAAATTACGACTCACTCAGGAGGCGTATCGCAAGGGACCTTGGGTTTAATTAAATGAATGAAGAAGAACTACTTGGTGAATACACAGATGAACAACTAAGAGATCTCCAAAGGCTTAGTGCCGATGATGAGCTTTTAGGTGGCACACCATTACAAACAGAAACAACCACCACACCAACGGCAACTGAAAACACTTCAGCTCAGCCTGAAGTACAGCCGCAACAAACAGAAGAAAAACCCACTACTAGAGAAGTAGTGGCGACAAGTCCATTTAGAAATGAAGATGGATCTCTTAATTGGGATAAGTTAGATAGGTACGGCAGGGAAGGTGACTTTGACCTTCCTGCTGGTCTTTGGGATTTTGCTGCACCAATCATTAATTTGATTCCAGGTGTAACAGCTAAGCCAGTGCCAAAATTTGAAAATGAGATGGCTCAAACTGTAAGAGAAATCTCATCAGTTGTCATCCCAACAATGGTATTAGGTGGAGCAGGTACAACAGCATTAGGATCAGCAGCAGCTAATGTAAAGAATGCAAGAGTTGCAAAGGTACTAACTGACCCATTAGCAAAGAAGCTAGGTAACGCTGCTTTTAATGCAGGTGCAGGTGCATTTGTAGATTATGTGGTTCCAATGAACCAAACTGATGACAACCTTACTGGTAGTCTGAAGAAAATGTGGCCACGGTCACTTGGTTGGATTCCAGATAGTATTGCTACATTAGACAGTGATCATCCAGAAACTAAGCGTTGGAAGAATGTACTAGAAGGTACATACCTAGGCTTGGCTACTGATCTATTAACAGGATTCAGTAGATTGACTGCTCAAGTAGATGGTACACATCAAACAACAAGGTGGATCCCTGAAAATGAGACAGGTGCTGCTTGGCGTAAAAAGAACCAAGTAATTGATGACCTACCTGAAGATATTGTTGAACGAGCTGCTGCTAAACGATCAGATGACTTAGATGAAGTTGGTTCCTACAACGTAGATAAAGCAACTGATCCAGAAAAAAGTATCTTTGGTTATCACGATGTATTCGCTGCTCAAGAGTCAGGCATCAGGTCAGTAGATGACTTCGGTGTAGTAGGTGCTTCTGTTGATGTAGTACGTATTAACAACAACCTTGGCACAAGCTATGGACGTGTTGGAAGCGTTATGTCTGAAGGTGCTCTGAAGTTTGCTAATGAAAGCGGAGAGAATGCTGAGCTTGTAATTCGTGGACTAGCTGAAACATTGAAGGATGCTGGTCAATACGGATACAAAATCAGTGATAGTAGATACATTTCACATGCTGAGATCATGGAGTCAGGCGAAAAGCTTGCCAATGATTTCTATGAAATGGATCTTGCTGAGCTAAAGAGGACTATTACACCTGGCAGTATCTATCAACCTGGACGAGATGCAGATTCAGGTGTAGCTGAAATGACATCTGAGGCTTATGCCGGAGTCATGGGAGCTATCAAGAAGTACATGGATGACTTCATCAATATGGATGAGGCTAAAGCCAGAGCATACGTAGCTACATCATTGGGTGGTCAAGTCAGTGATATGGCTATGGGTAAACGTCTGACTGAGGGGTCAGGTTCAATGGTACGAGCACAGGAACAGATCTTAGATCGTGTTGAGTTCTTGATGGCTCAGAAAGCTCAGACTTCTTATATCCGTGGTAGAGCACTTAATCAGCTCAACTTGTGGAACAGGATGACACGTACTGGAAGCCAAGCATATGACGGTGCTTATGCGAAACGTATGGAGAATCTAATTAAAAATGAGAAGAACAGTACTCTCAGGACAATTGAACGTATTAAACAGGAAACAGTAGAAACAGTTGATAATCTACGGAACATCAACAAAGAGAATCCTGAGATGCTAGCTCCGCTGATGATGGCATATGAACTTACCGATGGTAATGTCAAAACTATCACGGCATTGAATAATTACGTTAAGCAATCAACGTCTGTTTGGAAGAAAGCCTTTATTGATTTGCAGCCAGATATCCCGTCAGTAATCAACAGAGCGTTTTATGCCAATGTCTACAACAGTGCATTGAGTGCCTTTGCCACAACTGGTAAAGCAGTTATTTCAGGTAGCCACTTGATGGTAGAAAAACCGCTTAGGCATTTTGCTGGCGCATTGATGAAGGGTGATATTCAAACGGCACGACGTGGACTATATCAATACAGCAATACTCTCGATAGTGTAAAGAGAGGATTGGGATATATGAAGCAAATCTGGAAGAAATCATCTATTGACCCGGGCGTCATTAATCCAAGAGAAGACATTGTACTGAAGAATACAAAGCAGCTAGAAGTACTACAAGCATTTGCTGATGCCAAGGCAGCTAACGATGAATATGGTCCTCAATACTTGATGGAAACCATTAATGCAATGAATGATCTTGCTGATCATCCTGTAATGCGCTTCGGTACAAGGTCAATGCAAGCTATGGATGGCTTTGTCCAATCTATGATTGCTGACTTTGAAGCTAAAGGTTTAGCATTTGATCAGATAACTGAAGGTGGTACTAAAGCATTTGACGATAAGGCTGCAGAAGCTGTCTACAAAGAAGCTCATGCAAAGATGTTCAATGAGAATGGAATAATCACTGATACAGCTGTACAAAGAGCAGCTGGTGAAATTTCATTAAACCTGGACAACCAAGCAAATGATGCTTTGTCTGGAATGATTGCAAGGATGCCAATCCTCAAGCCATTCCTGTTGTTTACTAAGACACCACTTAATGAGCTAGCACTGACAGCTTCTTACAATCCAGTAGGTTTGTTTGTTAAAGATCTAAGGCAATTCCAACTGCCATTTGATCAGATGCCAACAGAAAAAGTAGAAGAACTACTTACTGCAAGGGGTGTAGAAATTGACCCATTCACTATGAAAGCAAAGTACAACGAAATCCGTGCCGACATGATGGGACGGAAAGCTGTTGGAACACTTGCTACTGGTCTTGCTGTTGGTTTGTTTATGGATGACAGGTTGCATGGCAGCGGTCATTTTGACAGACAGGTACAGAAGACAAGAAATGAAAGTAATTGGAAAAGAAATTCAATTAGAGGTTTTGACGATAAGTGGTATAGCTACGAAGGCTTGGGTCCAATTACTAACTACATTCAGTTAATTGCAAATGTAATGGACAACTTTGATTCACTTGAACCAAACAGTATTGGTAAATTATTGAAGCAAACTACCTATGTCTTAGGAGCCTCTATCACAGATAAAACCTACATGGCTGGTATGGAACCATTCTTTGATGTATTGAGTGGTAATGGTGGTGCAATTAACAGGTGGTCAAGTAGTTTCCTTAGTGCTGCTGCTATCCCTGGCTCTAGTCAAATGGCAGAGATTGCAAGACTGTTAGATCCAGGCTTGAAAGTTATCAACAATGATTTCCAAGGGATGATTCTTAATCGTGTACCTGGACTGAAAGGCACACTACCAGTTAAGTACGACTGGATTGATGGTACTGAAGTAAACGTACCTGATTCATTCTTTGCTCGACTTAGGAACACCTATACACCTTGGAAAGAAAGCGGCAAGATCAGTCCTGAAAAACAGTTCTTGATTGATATTGAATATGACGCAACTGCTACCCTTGGTACTAACGGTAAAGGTACGCGACTAACTAATGAACAACAGTCTCAGGTTTTAAATATCTTAGGTAAATCAGGTGAGTGGAAAAAAGCCATTCAAAAGGTAATGGCTGAGACAGAAGGTGGTGCTAAAGGCTTTAGGGAAAGACTAAGGCAAGCTCAAGCCACAGCAGGAGATTCTGCGACACCAGACATCTTTGAGCAAACACACATTAAGCTAGATAAATACTTGAGAGATGCTATTGATGATGCAATGTATTTCTCTCCAGAATACGACAAAGTACAAAAGAAACAGTTGGTAAATGATCGCCTTAAGAGTTATCTCCAGAGGGGCGATACAGAAAAAGCCAATGAGTTTCTTGATTTTGTAGAAAGCGGCAACTTTTAATTAATGCGTAATGGCAACTACACAAAACACATACACAGGAGATGGTAGTACTACTGCCTATTCTTTTACATTTCCATATTTAGAAACTACAGACATTAAAGTCAGTCTTGATGCTGTAGATACAACAGAATACACACTGTCAGACGCTACAAACATCACCTTTGACGCAGCTCCAGCAAGTGACGTTGCGATTCGAATTTATCGCTCCACTAATTCGGACAACCTTAAGGCGAACTTTTTTCCAGGTTCAGCCATCAAAGCGTCAGACCTAAACAACAACTTCACTCAAAACCTCTACGTCACACAGGAAAGTGAGTTTGACGTAGATGCAGCTAAAACTGCTGCAGACGATGCTAAGACCACTGCAGACACTGCTAAGACGACTGCAGATGGTGCAGTTACCACAGCTAATGCTGCGGAGACTACAGCTAACAACGCAGAGACAACTGCTAATGATGCAGAAACTACTGCTAATGCTGCCTCAACGACTGCGACTGACGCAGAAACGACTGCAAATAGTGCGTTAGCAACTGCTAATGCAGCATCATCTGCTGTATCTACTGCAGCTTTTTATTCACCGATTGCTGCTCTAGCAAACCTACCTACTGATCCAGATGACGAGGATCGTGTAGAGGTTATCGATTCAACAGGTGTTGAGGACGATACTGATGTCAGTGGAGTACCTACTGATTTCACTGGTTCTTCTGACCTTACAGTTCGCCTTCAATACAACGAAGACACAAGTAAGTGGGAATGGCAGCAATACTTTGCTGCTGACCCAGAAAACCGTTACCTAGTAAATTACTTACCAGTAGTCGAAGGTGACGGTACAACTAATGGGCAGGTTGGACGAATTACGCTTAACTGCTCAAACAACAATCATGGAGTTTCTATTCAATCTCCAGCACATTCTGCAGCTGCTAGTTATACGTTGACTCTTCCTGAAGATACAGGCAGTGCAAATCAAGCTTTAACAACAGACGGTAATGGTGTCCTTTCGTGGGCCGACTCAGGTTCTCCGACTATTGATGCCGGTAACTTTGATACTGGTGGTTCGCTTGTATCTACATCACAAACTTTTGACGGAGGATCTTTCGACTGATGGCTACACCTACTAACAGAACACCTGTGCGTGTAGCACGGGGAACATTTTCAAACCTCAACGCTTCTGTTGATGACATCCAGGAAGGAGAAATTTGCTATGCAACTGATGAAGACAAGCTGTATGTAAAAGAAGGTAGCAGCCTTGTTGATGCTTCAACAGATCTTAATTCTCCTGCTTTCACTGGAACTCCAACTGCTCCTACTGCAGCAGTAAGCACTAACACAACACAAGTAGCTACAACTGCTTTTGTAGTAGCTGAAATTGCTGATGAAGTTGGAACTACTGTCCAAGCATTTGACGCTGACACTGCGAAGACAGACGTAGCTCAAACCTTCACTGCCGCACAACGCGGAACGATTACTGCACTTACATCTGGAGCAACAGTTACACCTGACTTTGCAGATTCCAATAACTACTCGCTAGTTCTCGATCAGAATTTGACAATTGCTAATCCAACCAACGTAACCGCTGGTCAAGGAGGTTCTATCTTCCTTGTACAAGACGGTACAGGTAGCCGCACGTCAGCTTGGGGTACTAGTTGGGATTTTGTTGGCGGGACCGCGCCGACGCTCTCTATTGATGCAGATGCTGTAGATAGGGTGGATTACGTCGTCCGCTCTGGTACTTCTATCCACGCAGTATTTACTGCTAATTACTCATGAGTTTAATTAGGAGTAACGCCTTGGCCGGTGCTTCCGGCCAGGCGGCAGGTGGTGGCTACGAGATTGAACGTAGCCTTAGGTTTAATGATGCTGACGACGCATCGCTCAGTTTCACTCCGTCATCTGCAGGAAACCGCAAAACGTGGACATGGTCTTCTTGGGTAAAGCTGAACAACGATGGCTATGGAAACCTTTTTGCAAATTTGGTCAACAATAACAATGGATTTTACGTCTATTGGGCTAGCGGTATTTTTTACATAAGTGATTACAATACATCGGGTGGAGCGGGATTAAATACAACTCGTTTATTTCGTGATTTCTCAAGTTGGTATCACATCGTAATTGTAATGGACTCTACTCAGGCTACAGCGTCTGACAGAGTAAAGCTCTACATCAATGGTGTGCAGGAAACATTAGCTGGTTCTCAACCAAACCAACATGTTGAGGGTAAATGGAACGCCGTACAAACCCACTATATCGGTCAGCAAACTAATAATGTTACTGACTATAACTTAGACGGCTACTTAGCAGATGTACACTTCGTCGACGGTCAAGGACTAGCTGCATCTGACTTTGGAGAGTTTGACAATTCAAATGCATGGCAACCGAAGAAATTTGCTGGAACGTATGGCACTAACGGTTTCTACCTTGACTTCTCTGACAACAGCTCTAACAGTGCGTTAGGTACTGATAGTAGTGGTAATGGAAATGATTGGACGGTTAATAATTTAACTGCTAATATAAATACGATCTCTAGCCCTAACAGTCCTGGTTGGAGCAGCGCAGGTTCAAACTGGTCGGTAAGTAATTCAAACCAAAACGCCAATTACAGCGGTAGTAGCTCTTACTCGACCCAACTGGCAGCCACGCTGTCTAATAACACTACTTATCATTTTTTTCTTGAGCAGTATGCAGGCTCAGGTGATAGTTATGGTGGTTGGTTCTTTTCTACTGATAGTTCTGAAGGCGGCACAGTTCCTAATGAATTAAATGACAACACACTAGGTATGCGTGTTGGTGAAAGCTCTATCGGAGCACATGGAACTTATGCAACTGCAAACTCCGTATCTAATGGCTCAAGTGCTCTTTCCGGCTTTAGTACCATTCAGTCAAACACTAGCGGTGGCGCTGCAACTACTACTGAGTTTGTAATTAATACTTCAGTTGATAAGGTTTGGGTAAGACCAGTAGGAGGAAGTTGGATTGGCGGTGGCGATCCATCCAATACATCAAGTACAGGTTCTTTCAACATTGTCAGTGCTAGTACTCAGTATTTTGGGTTTATAGCTTATAACAGTGGTACATACGCCAAATTTAAAACAAGTACTGGCAATGCATCAGATTTAGACTCCCTGCGCGACTCACCAACCAACGGCACACAGTCAGACACTGGTGCGGGCGGTGAGGTTATTGGTAACTATGCGACTTGGAATTCCGCTAATCATCAGTCAACAACGAAAGGGTACTCATTAACAAACGGTAATCTTGACGCTACTTACACAGGAGGCACTACCTATTCAAGTGGTCAACGCGGATTTGCCGTTTCAACTATTGGGATGACTTCTGGAAAATGGTTTTTTGAATTAACTGTTAATTCTGTCAATAATGATGATCATGCTGTAGGGATTGCCAATCAAGATGGCAATGGTTACTACGCTCCCTCCGACTCAAGTTGGACATACCGTGCTAACGGTAAAAAGTATATCGTTGGGACGACTATTGATAGTGACTATGGTGCAGCGTTTGAAACTGGTGATGTCATTGGAGTTGCATTTGACGCGGATGCTGGATCAATTAGTTGCTACAAAAATGGTCAGTCGCAAGGTGTACTAGCTTCTGGGCTACCTGCTGGTACATATTTCTTTGTATGGGGTGGCGATAGTGGAAGTAATACTTGGTCTGTATCTGCAAACTTTGGGCAAAGAAGTTGGGCATATTCCGCGCCATCAGGCTACAAAGCACTTTGCACCGCCAACCTACCCGACCCAACGATTGCGGATGGTTCGACGGCGTTTGATGCGAAGTTATGGACTGGCAACGGAAGCAGTCAAGACATAACGGGATATTCTAATTCCCCAGACCTTGTGTGGATTAAAAAAAGATCTAGTACGTCAGATCATGCTTTGTTTGATACTGTTCGAGGTGCTACAAAACGCTTGTATCCAAATGACAGTAGCGGTGAAGATACATTGACCAATACTCTGACATCATTTGACAGTGCAGGTTATGGGTTAGGCAGTGCTAATGATGTCAACCAAAGCAGCGAGACCTATGTGGGCTGGGCCTGGGACGCTGGATCTTCCAACACATCAATAGCTGCTGGTAGTTTAAACAGCTCGCTGTATGACCAGAGTCAGACGTGGAGTAGCGGAACATTTTTTGACGACAACGGATACTCTTTTTACAACAGTAGTGGTTCAGCTGCACAAATTTTTGACAACGTAGAAACTGGTACAGGCAGTACTGGCGATTACCCACTTCCAGTATTAAACGGAACATTTAAGCTAACTTTTACGCAGTTTAGCTCTGCAACAAGTGTTACGGTACAGTACGAAGGCAATGGAAATGGGTTAAAAATAAATGGATCCTTTGTTACGCTTCCTTCAAGTTCTGGTACTGCAACATTTAGTGTTAGTGGATTAACTTCAATTGAATGGTTGTACACTAGCTCAGCGTATTGTTATCTGGGTTCAATTGCGGTTGATGGCGTTAAATTAGTTGATAGTGGGGTGAGTGTTGCCAACGTTCCCTCAATCGCATCAACAGTACGCGCCAACCCAAGTACTGGGTTCTCGATTGTAACGTGGAATTTTAGCAGTTCACTTAACAAGACGATTGGGCATGGTTTAAATGCAGCTCCAGAGCTATATTTTATAAAAAACAGAGATGCTTCTGAAGATTGGTTTGTTTATACAACAGCAATTGATGGCGGTATGGACTACGCATATTTAAACTCTTCTGATGCATTTTCTAGTTCCAGTCGAAGCCTGCCAACTTCAAGCGTTTTTAATTATGATGGCACTACTGGAGACCATGTCGCCTACTGCTTCGCACCCGTAGAGGGCTATAGCGCGTTTGGAAAGTACACCGGCAACGGTTCATCTGATGGTCCGTTTGTGTATACCGGGTTTAAAGTTGCATTTCTCCTACTGAAAAGAACTGATAGTTCTTCTAGTTGGCGTTTATTTGATACTGAGAGAGAAACTCACAATGTTCAAGACGCATTGCTGTTCCCAAATGAATCCTCTGCTGAAACAGAAAGTTCAAACTATAATACCGATATATTGTCTAATGGGTTTAAACTAAGAACTTCAAATACTCATTTTAACGCATCTGGTGGCACGTTCGTATATCTCGCATTTGCCTCTCATCCCTTCAAAACTGCACGCGCACGCTAATTAATTACTATGATTAAACTTGATAATAAGCCCCTGTCTTATGACCGGGCATTTACACATAATGGGATTCAGTATCCCGCTAATTGGTTGCGCCTGTCTAGTTTGGAAGAGCGTAACGCACTAGGTATTACAGAAGTTTCTGATGCACCTAGTTATGACCAGCGGTTTTATTGGGGTGTTGATAACCCCAAAGATCTTGATCAGCTAAAAACTAACTGGTCTAGCCAGCAAAACGACACTGCAGGCACTTTGCTGCATGACAGTGACTGGCGTGTTGTTAAAGCCAAAGAAACTGGAACTAACATTCCAACTGCTTGGAAGACATACCGAGCTGATGTTAGGACTGCTTGCAACGCACGTCAAACAGAGATCGCTGCTGTAACCACTGTCGAAGCACTAAAAGAACTGTTCTTTGGTGTAGCACAAGTACAACAAACTGATTCTGAAGGTAAAGGTGTCGTCGATGACGACGACAAGCCCGTCATGATCGCTAACCCAAATCTTGCCACTGCGTGGCCTACATCACCATGATTACTATTATTCGCCCTATTCTTTTTCAATTTCTACAATCTGACCGTGTTAAAGCGTTGATTGTGGAAATGCTTGAACGTCTGGCAAAGACAACAGACAATGACATTGATGACAAAGCTGTTGAGTTTGTACGTAACGGTCTTTTTCCTAACAAATAATGGAGTGGGCTAACCCACCCTTACTGCCCTCTCTAATGCTCCCCAGTGCCCCTGAAATGCCTGGGGCAGTACTAGAGGTCCCAAGGGCTAGTTTGCCTTATTACAAGCCCATGGTGGTGCCTCCTAACACGCTTAGGGCACCGCCAGGGATTGAAGGTATTAATAGTGATGATTCTCCAGAGAAAGAGGCAGCTAAACCAGCTCCTCCTACTACACCTCCTATAACTCCACCTCTTCCACCAGAGGCACAGATATTAGAAATACCGTTTACGGAAGTAGAGGTTCCTATGCCTTCTACTATCATCATGACGACTGCAGTTACTACAGCGTTTATCTCTGTAGGTGCCACCCTAATTGCTACTTCGTTGTTCAAATACATTGTAATGATCTCGAAGCCAATTATTAAACAGGCATGGAACAAGATAACGAAAAAAAAGCAGGATTCATTAAATTCGTCGTCCTCGTCTGGTCAGCCGGCCTCTTAACTGCAAGCTACGCAGGATGGATGCCAAAGATGGATCCTACTTACGTCGCTTCAATCCTAAGTGGCACACTTGCAACCTTCTCAATCTCACGTGAAAAGAAACAATGAAAAAGCTTTTATTGCTTTTGCTTCTTGCTAGTCCAGCTGCAGCACAACAGGTAACCCCGAACTTTACTCAGGGTTCAATGCAATCAACTACTACCACCACGATTGATATTGATCGGACAATTGCGACCGAAATCTATGGTGGTGCTTATTCATCATGGTCTGGAACAAACGTAACACCAAGTGGAGATATCAAAAATACATCCACAACTTATTCAGTACATACTGCTGGGGATCAGTTTCAACTAGAAATTGTGACCAGGGCGGCAGGAGTCATCGAAACAATCGACATCGACGAAACAATCGAGTCTGTTTCTACTACTACCTCCTTATCAATCTTCTCACAGTAAGCCCTGCTTTAGCTGAAGACCCAAAGGTACAAAACACATCTAACCCCGTGGCTGCTGCTACGGGCAACGTAACTAACCAGGCGGTGCAGTTCCAAAACAATGGAGCACCGTCACGTCAGTATTTCCATGGCAACAACAGTTGCAACGGTTCGACGATGCAGTTCTCACCCTTTTACATGGGCAATGACACTGTACCGAGTGATTCTGATGGTTATGTCAGAAGCAATAACTTTGGCGTACAGCTGAATTTTTCAGTACCGCTAGATGGCGGCATGATTGAAACTTGCAAAGCTATCGCCCGTAAACACGAACAAAAGATGCGGCTTGACTACGAGCTAGTGCGTGCAATTAAATGTACTGAGATTATGAGGGCTGGGTTCACATTTAGACCTGGCAGTCGTGTTGAAGTGCTCTGTCACGACATCGTACCAATCGTATCTCTACAAAAACAACAACAAATTAAGACTCCCAACTGGTAATGCTTGAAGCAACAGTGACGTTAGTCATCGCTGCGATTGCTGGCGGTGCAGCTTTAAATAATCGACTACATCAAAGAGTTAATAACGTGCACGACCGTATTAGTGGTCTTGACCGTCGTATTGACGCCATCGAACTAGGTGTTGCTACGGACTATGTGTCAAAAGCAGACCTTTCGGTCATGACTAAGCGGATGGAAGATCACATGATCCGCATTGAAAGCAAATTAGACCAAATTGTATTGAGAAATGGCAGCTAAAAAGAAATGGCCTTCTATCCGTGATGGTAAACCACCAAAATCTACACCTGTTAAATACTACCCTGGTTTAGGTTACGCGCCAGTACGCAAGGCTAAAAAGAAAAAATCTAAAAACAGTAAACTTAAAATCGCCTAATATGTCCTACCAACTTGTCGACAATATCCGTGGCAAAGTGCTGCAAGAATTTGACACCAAAGAACTTGCACAAAAAGCATTTGAACGTCAGTCCTCTGAAGCTAACGTTTCTATTGTAGAGCCACCTAAAAAGACTGCTAAGAAAAAGAAGGTTGCTGATGTCAAAGAAGAAGGCAACTGAAGATCAGTTTAACGAACTCCATAACTTAGTTACTAAAGAGTTTCTTGCTCGAATTAAAGCTGGTGAAGCTACAACACAAGATCTAAAAGCAGCGTGTGATTGGCTTAAAACCAATGACATCAGTGGTGTTGCCTATGACGGTAACCCGTTGTCCAAGCTAGCCAGCGTTATGCCAGAGATCGACCCTGAACTTGTACAAACGAGACTTTATGGCAAGCGGTAAAACATCTCAGTATTACAAGCAAAACCCTGCTGCTAAACAACGTAGGTTGAAGCAACAGGCTAAATACAACAAAACAAAAAAGGGATTAAAAATACGTACAGCAGCTAACAAGCTTAATCGCAAGCTTGGCACATACGGCAACGGTGACGGTAAAGACGCAAGTCATACCGGCAAGGGCAAAGGGAAACTGGAGTCTATGAAAATTAACCGGACCCGTCCGCGCAAAGGCAAAAAGTACGCATCTAAATGACTCCCTTACTTCCAACTCCTGATCATTACCTCGACAACCTAATAACCATGACATCCTCTGAAGCAAAGCGTCTTTGGAGGCGCAGCATTAAAGAGCATTTCGGCTGTACATGTGTTTATTGCGGAGCAACTTATGAATTACACGAACTTACTTTGGATCACGTTCATCCTCGCACCTATGGCGGTGAGGATATTACCAGCAATCTGGTATGCGCTTGTACTCAATGTAATCAGGACAAAGGAAGTACCTATTGGCGTTCTTGGATGAGAGAACGCTTTGGATTTAACTCACTTCGAGAAACTCTAATTCTTCAACATATTAACTAATTATGGCAAGAGCAAATGCATCACAACGTCGCAGGCAACGGGAAGAACGTAGTAAAACTAGAGCCCAAGCTTTAAAAATTAAACAACGTGGTGGTGGTGTAGTCCACGCAGGCCAACGAGCAACACTCAACGGTAGACCAGTTGTAGCGGATGGTCGTGGTAACTGGCGACCTGTAGGTGGAAAAGACAGAACTCCAGTTGGAACTTACAAACGTGGTGAAACCCGTGCTGGTAAACC